AAATACCGCCTCTGGAACGCCAGAAGCCTCGTCTGCTACCAACATAACATTATCAGAGTGAACGCCTTGTAGAGCCTCTGGTTGCTCTGCCCTAGATGTTCTAGCAGAGATGAATGCCTCAGTAGCGGAAGCCTTTAGCTCAATCCTCTCCTGTTTAACATCGAGTAACTGCTGAATAGCCTCTGGCAGTTCTTTAACCCATCTCTTTAGTTCAGCAAACAAAGCATCATAAAGTTGCGCAGAAGTGGGAGCCGTTACCACCACCTTAACAGGATACCTGGTCAACAAGAACCATAACATCGCCCAAGAAGCAGTCGTTGACTTGCCAACGCCATGCCCAGACCGAATACTAATCTTTCGCTCACCAGAAGCAACAGCATTCAAAAAGTCTTGCTGCCACTCATCAGGCTCTACTCCCAGAACCTCTTTAACAAACCGAACAGGATCATTTCGGTATAGCTTAATAAACTCAATAAAAGGATTATTAGCCATTGTTTTCAATCACTTCAGCCTTACCCATGTGCTTTAAAGCTTGTAGGTGCAGATCACCCAAAGAGATATTAACTTGGGTTTTGGCAGTATCTCCATAGTTCTCAGGGTCTAACTTAGATGCCATCCACTTTCTTGTATCAACCTGCAACCTGGCTTTGTTCACTCCTGAGTTACTGGTTTCATCCGCTTCATCAGCAATCTCTAGAGCCTCTTCTGCAAGTTTCTCAGCCTTTAACTTCCTAGCCTTCAGCACCGCATCTCTACGCTCATCAGTATGGTTTATCCAGAAAGATAACATCGGTCTAGAACACTCAATGAACTCAGCCAGTCTCCCAATAGTCATCCCCTGCGCTATATGCGCTGTCACAAACTCTATCCCTCCAAGACTCTCAATCTTCTTCTCCAACGCTCTCCTCATCGGAAATCCTGCCATACATCTCTCCTTGATTTAATGGTTACAAAATCAAGTATATCATTTGGCTATCGAGTTTTTTTGTTTGGATTTTTTCTTGCATCTCTTGTTGCAAGATCTAAAAGAATCTGACGCTCTGTAGCTAATGTTGCATTTAAATGGGCTGGCGGCTTGTATGGGTCGTAACTATTAACTGGATTTTTATTTGCAACATCACCCATAGCCCAAGCTGGCAACTCAAGAACTGACGCCCTGTATCCTTGATTCTTATCAGTCCATTCAGGGTTTAACCTTTTGGATAATGAACCTTCACGAAAAGCCTCAATACCTCTTTTTGACGGGTCATAACTAAGCTTTTTATATGCATCCAAATATTGCTGTTTGGCTTCAGGGTCAACAACATCCTTTTGGAGGTTTTGGCCTATCATTTCCTTTTGGGTTGCATGAGTCAATTCATGCACTAAAGTCGGAATGGCGCTTTCTGGAGCTAATCTTCTGCCTAAAAATGCATCAGTTAAATTTACTTTGCCAGTTACTGGAATATTACTATTACTAAAAATACCCTGTTGCACAAACTGACCAGCAGAACTATCAGGCATATAGCCAAATGAAATTGGCGGCATCGCATTACGAGACTGCAAATATTCAGCCAAAGCAGCGTACTCTGGCCTCTCAGATGCCAATTGCATCAAGTACTGAACAGGATTCTTACTCTCAGCCAAACTACTTGGTTGAGTCTCCCCTTGGCCTGTGAAGTAACTTAATAAACCTTTTTCAGCCATAAATACTCCAAAAATTTTTTTGACTATGCCACATTATCCCAAATATATGTAGGGGGGTCTATCTTTGAATGCTATGTTGATGTGTGTTTATGTCCCCTGCCACAGCGCCCCCTCGTTTTATCGATAGGGGGGGGTAAACCCTACCCTTACGTACTAACCCTTAAGGGTAAACCCTTAGGTAGAAACCCTAATAGGGTAAACCCTTAGTGGTAAACCCTACTGTGAATCCATACAGTGCCTGGTCTAGATGCGAATGATTCTCATTTACAAGGTTATGCGTTTTTTGCATAGTTTGTCTCATATGCGCAATGGGGTTGTGTAGATCGAGGTCTAAAGGGTTTCTCTATGTGTTTCCATGTCTATGCTTATCAATGACCTTACCTTGTCTCTATCCCTTATGTAGTCTTATCTATCCCTTGTCTTATCCCTTACTTGAATGAGAGTCTATGTAATGGGTTATCCCTTTATTTCCTTTTCTAATTGTAGCTACAAAATCAAACTGTAAACCTATGTTCTAAGGGTTTCTATTGATAGGGTTTTGGAGGGGTCAATGGAATCAACAACTTACAAGAGTTGGCACGATTCTTTCGCGCTATATATGTGAGAGGGTCGAAAAAATGCTCTCTCTTTTATCAACTTCTAAGGGCGTCAACATGAAAACAGATCAGATCAAATTTAATACCGTATTAGATGATCAGGGCAACCCGATCGCATACGACATAACTGGAATGGTAACTTTAGACAATGAGAAAACACCTTTAGGCTTCTCATGCTTCTATTTTGAAAAAGCATTGAATGAGCTTAGCTACTGGGTGAAAGAATGTCCCATGGCCAAAGTTGTTTACACTAGCTCTACTCTCTGAAAGGCGTACATCATGAAAACTATCATTCTAGAAACAATAGGCGGCATTGTGTTTTTTTGCGTTGCCTTGTCTCTTATGTTGGCCTACTTTGACGTTTTAGTCCCTTGATTCTTTCTTTTCTTTTTTTAAATAGGCGTCAAAATGATCAAAATCTCAAATACTTCAAAACTAAACGCTAGATCTTGGAGCTTGCAAGCCCTTGATACTTGCCCTGGCTCTTGGGCTGCACCTGGTGAGCTTGTAGATGCTTGTAAGGGCTGTTATGCCACTACTGGAAATTACAATTATCCAAACGTGAAAGCGCCTAGATTGTCTAATCGGGAAGACTGGCAGCGGCTTTCATGGGTTGACGATATGGTTCAAGAGCTAGATCAAGACAGATTTTTCCGCTGGTTCGATTCTGGAGACGTTTACACCTTGGGATTAGCTGAAAAAATTCTTGAAGTAATGATCCGTACACCTTGGGTTTCTCATTGGCTGCCCTCAAGAATGCATAAATTCCCTAAATTTGCGCACGTTTTTGCTCAAATGGAAGCTTTACCTAATGTAAAAGTGAGATTTTCCAGCGATTCTATTCAGGGTGAATATATCGAGGGCTTGCATGGTTCTGTTATCGGGCCAGATGCTGCAACATTTCAACCCAGGGAAGGTGTGAAATTATGCGAAGCTTATGCGCACGGGGGTAACTGTAACGGCTGTCGTGCTTGCTGGAGCAAAGATATCCCCGTTATTGCATACCCAGCACACGGCAAAAAAATGATGAAAGTTATCAAAATTCAAGTTGAAAGCGCAAAATGACCACAAAAAAACCAAAACAACACCCAAAAATTGTCAATGAATGGATGATCTATGAGGGTTTGAACGATATAAATTCAGTTTTTGGCGCTCTATCAGCATTTGAAGCCTACATGAAAAGCCCAGAATTTAATAAATATCACGGGGAAATGGCGCTTCATAGCATTAGAGCTACTTTATGCGCTGGCACTCAAATGGTAGAAGAGTGGCTAGAAATTGAAGAGGAACCAAAAGTATGAAAATTGGCAATATTGTGGCTTACGATTGTGATCCAGCAAAACTAGGGGAAATTCTTGAAAAATTCACTTACCCTTCGGGTGAACCAGGAATCCTAATTAAACCCTTCGAAAAAACAAACGATAAATTTTGCGTTTTTGAAGCTTACGAAAAAAGCTGCTGGGTTTTGGCTGATAATCTCTAAGTATTTCCATAAATTCCCGCCTAAAAAGCGGGTTTTTTTGAAAGTATTTGCGAAGTGAGTGCTTACATCATGCAAACCTGTTTAAATCGCCTACAATCGGTTTTTAGTATTTGAAGCATAGGCGCTATAGACAAGCCAAAAAAACGGCTTAAAACGGCTATAAATGCGCTTCTAGGTGCATCATTAGATTGTGTCTAATGCGCTGATTTGATCTAAAGTGAAGTGAGTGCTAACTAACGTATTTTTTGTAAGTGAGTACTAACTAACAAAAAACTAAGGGTAAACCCTAATATGAGGGTGTTTTTCAAGAAAGTCGCATTTACTATTTACAAAACCGATTTAACCAATTTTTGAAACTTCAAAGTTTTTGAAACTTTTGAAATTAAAAAGGATTATTATTTTCGGATTTATATTCTAATAATCTTTTAATAGTAATATTTAGAGCGTCAATCTCATCCATTTTCTTAATATGCCACATTCTCTTTTGACCATGCCATCCTAATACGGAGTTGGTATGGCAATCAGGACATAGGGCTATGCAGGTGTATTGAAGACCTTGCTTTACATGATGGGCTTCTGATGGTCCTGATGCATCACATACTGAACATGGAAGAGATTTAACCTGGGCAAGATGCAATCTTTCCTTGTTGTTCAGTTTATTGTTCATTGTGTTGCTCTGGTTTCCATTCTTGCTGAATACTGGTTGGTTCTCCAAACCTCGATTCTTGCTTGGGCAGCGGTCATCAACCAACGATATTTCTCTTCTTTCTCTACTGCAGCTTTGATACCCTCTAGAACTTGGATGTAGTCCTCATGGGCATAGGCAAAGGTTTCTTGTTTACCCAGAACTTCCGTCCCTGCCTGGCTCATCAGGTGAGCCTTCTTGGACTTGCGGAATTCCTCCAGATACAGGCGCTCTGACTTCGCTTGGGCGTATAAGGGTGCGGTGTCTATCAAATACTGAATTGCTTTGTCGGGGCTGGTCTCCATGAATCAATCTCCAATGTTTCTCTGCTAAACGTCTAATCCCTTCGGACAAGGAACCATTCCCTGCCAAAGTCAAAGCTTGTTCGTGAACAGGAGCTACCCTTGCTCGGATAGTCCTGCCCTCTTCGCTGATCTT